CAGAGCTGTTGATGGTTTTACTATAGGAGAATTAGGAAAAGGTGGGGGAGAATCTGTTATGGGTCAACTACCAACTGCTAATACCCCCCCTACAGAAGTTAAAGTAAATTTTAGTTTTGGTAACATAAATATAGATTTACCTGCAACAACAAGAGAAAATTTTCCAAGAGAAGCAGGAAAAGCATTAGAAAAACAGATAGCAAAGTTTATGAAAAGTTCAGATGGAAAAAAAATAGATAGAGATAATATGTTTGAACATACAGATAAAGGTAAATAAGGAGGAAGTAAAATGGCAATTAATTACAACGTGCGAATTATTTTTAATGATGGTTCTGGAGATTATCAGTTTCCAATTGTTCAGTCTGAAACAGGTTCAAATTTAACAGGAAATAAAGATACTATTATAGAAGGTAATAGAGGAGATGGGGCTATAGTAATACCTGGGGGTAAAAGGTCTCAACTAATCATTATAAGAGGAATTCTAACAGGAGACGATTATAAAGCTATCACTACTTTAATGAATACAATGAGAACTAATATTACTACAGAGGTAGCTACTTTAACTATGAAACATTATGATGTAGGATGGGTTACAGATTGGACTTACACAGTAAAAAGAATAACAGAAATTAAATTTCCAGAGACTTTAAGAACAAGTAGTCAAGATTATGAGATAGAGTTTTTGGTGCTTTCCTACTAAAAGGGGATTTATGAAATTAAATCACAAAAAGAATTGTAAATGTGGAATGTGTAAAGCTATAAGAGGAGAAACTAAAGGAAAAAATAACCCTAGTTTTAAATATAATATTTCAAAAAAAGAACTTTTTGATTTATATTGGAAGAAAAATTTATCAACAAAAGAAATAAGTAATATATTTAATTGTCATCCAGCTACAATAATGTCAAAAATGAAAAAATATAACATCAAAAGAAGAACTTTACAAGAAGCTATAAAAAATACTTTTGATAAAGGAGGAAAATCCCATACTTATGGGAAAAGATGGGCAAAAAATGAAAAATTTTATTGTAAAGATTGTGGAAAAGAAATTACTTATTGGTCTTGTTATTATGGTTCAAAAAGATGTCGTTCTTGCTCCGCAAAAAATAGATTTAAAAATCCAAGAAATAATCCTCGTTTTGGTAAGCCTTTTAAACCTAAATGGGGTAAATATAAAGGGGTTAATATGCGAAGTAGTTGGGAAATAGCATATGCTAAATATCTTGATAAAAACGATATAAAGTGGTTATATGAATCAAAAACTTTTGATTTAGGTAATACTACATATACACCCGATTTTTATTTACCAGAGTGGGATTGTTATATAGAAATTAAAGGATGGATGTCTCCTTCAGCTCTTAAAAAAATTAAAAAATTTATAAGAAGATTTCCTAAACAAAAATTTCTTATTTTAAAGAAGGAAGATTTAGAACGAAAACAAATTTTAAAAAGGAGGTAAAATACAATGGCAACAAATGTAGATGTTATAGTAAATACAGTTAATGCCGATGATGATTATCAAACTACTCCAGCTAATTTCGTAGTAATGGATTTAGTTAATGATTATTTGATTTGGACAGAAGCAAATGATATAAATGGTAATCCTGTTATAATAGATGGAGAGGATGAACCTACGGAGTCCGAATTAAACGAAGCTTCTACGGTTATAGATGCTAGTAATTCAGTAGAAGTAGCTAAATGTTTTGTATTTGATAAAGATGATGGTGCAGGGAAGATTCAAAAAATAGATGGAATGGGCGAAAATATAAGATATAGTTTTGGTTTTAGTTTTGATGGAGCTACAGCTTCTGAGCCTCAATTAGAAGCTTGGGATGATACTAACCATGATTCTACAGATTTTCATGTTTTAGGTAATGGAACACCTGCGGATTCAATGCTTAAAGTTGTTTGCACAACAGCAGGGATGCCAGGTTCTGCTTGGGTTGGTGATGCTTTGGCAGGAGCTTCTAATGTTTTATTGCTTAATAACGGTAGTGGTGGATTAGCGGAATTGGGTTCTGGAATAGCTTCACAGGAAGTTTATTACAATTTAAAAATAGTAATACCTGCTGGTTATTCTACGCCTGCGATAGAACCGTTCATTACAACATTGCGTTATCTTTGGAATTAAGGAGGGATGATATGAGAAAATCAAATCCTTTATTTATTGCCTATTTAAAATCAGGTAAACAATATATAGGAAATAATGATTATTTAGACCCTAAATGGAAAGACATTACAGAAGAAGTAGATAAAGTATTTTTCAGACTGCCTGACGGTAATTTTTTTGCTATGCATAACTATTCAAAATATATTTATTTAGTAGAAGGAACTCAAGATTTAACTGGGCAAAATAGAGGAAAATTAAGAGTAGAATATTTATATTTTATGGGGCTTAGAAATGGAATAGTAGATTCTTATAGAATAACTATGTTTGATAAAAGAAAAGATAGGTATAAGATAGGTGATATTACAAAAAGACAATATAAATGGGAAGAAATGAAAAATAAATATTCCGGGTGGAAATAATGGCAGAAGAAACTAAAAATATAAATAACAAATTTAATTTTAGCCAAGAACTTGATTATGATATAGTAAATAAATTTAATACTGCTGTTTTGGCAGAGACAAAAAATATAAGTAATAAATTTTATTTAAATAAGTTTCAATTATCTAATATATCTAATAAATTTAATATGAGAACTTTACCTATATATGATATAACTAATAATTTTAGAATGATGGCAGAATGGCAGAGGTATTAAAAAGAGGAGTAAACTGTAATGTTTAAACCATTAGGAAAAAGTGCATTTACTGTAAAAATAAATAATATAGATATTACAGAATCTTTAGACTTAAATTTAGATTCTTTACGATGGAAAGAAGTATTAAATTCTGCATCTGAAGCAGATTTTGTATTAGGAATCCCTTATGATAGCAATAGTAAACCAAATTCAGGAGAATCTGTAGAAATTTTATTCAATAGTAATAGAAAATTCTATGGCGAAATTACAACTATCACTAAATCTGTAGAACCAGAAGGAATATCTATTCATGCAGAAGGAGAGTATTATAATCTTAATAAAGATATTATGAATTTTTATGTAGGAAGAAAAGTAGATGAATCTCTTCCAGAAACGTATTACACAACCTATAAAGAAGCTTTAAGTAATCTTGGATGGGCTTTGGATATTGGAGATTTTGTTCCTCCTTTAGAGAGCTATATAAATACAAATAAATCAGATGCTATAAGTAGAATTATTCAAAATTGTGGCACTTTTGCTTGGTATATTGCTTCTGATGGAATTAAAAAATTATGGGAAGGTGGTAAAGGAATTATACTTAATTTAGAAAAACAATCTATAGGAACAAATTTAGGGTTATATCAAGTAATAAATCATAATATTTCTGAAAATAGCACCAATACAATTGATAGAATTAAAGTTATTATGGGAGAGGATATAAAAACAGGATATGATAATAGGTGGAGAGATATAAGAAATTGGACAATTTTTAAAGAAAAAGAAGAGAGTGATAGCACAATATATCAGTATATTTATTATTCGGAGGTTGGTTGGGAGGATTTAAGAGAAAATCAGAGTTCCGAAGATTCTGTAGAAATTGTTTATGATGGATGGCGAATTGTAGTTCCAACAGGATATTTACCAGGATTTCCGTTGACAGAAAAAGCTCCAGGAATAATTCCTTCGTGGGTATTTGATTATGCTAATGAGAATATTCAATATGTATGGCAACTTGTTAATTGGTATCATATAGGAGGTATATATCCAGAAGGAAGAAAATCTCATATTTTTTATGTAGGAAGTCCATCAGGAAGCGGAATTGTTACTAAAACATTAGAATTATCTAGCCTTAATGTCCAAGAGGGAGTAAATTATGAACGTGTAATAGATGTTATTCCTCATAGTTACCAAAAAACAGAGCCTTCTACTTGGACAGGAGTAACAATTAATCCAGCTATTGTAAAAACTAATGTAATTATTCCTTCGTGGAATGATGTTGCATATGCTACTGATATAGCTAATTGGGAATTAGAAAAAGTTAAAGACACTAAAATTTCAGGTTCTTTAAATATAACCTTTGATTGTGCTGAATATTATGGATTAAATTTATCTAAAAGAATAAAATGTAGCGGAATAATAGATTCTCCTATTAATATTACATCCATTGAATATAATATTGGAGATTATTTAGTTACTATTAACGTAGAATCTTTTAATTATTATAATAGAACTGTTTCCATCCCGCTTCACGAAAAAATTAAGGAAATTTAAAAATGACAATTATAAAGAATATACTCATTAAAATTAAAGAATTAACCAAAAACATGCTTACATTAAGAGCACAATTAAGATTAATGGAAACTAGATTAAATAATATCGATTCAAAAGCCCAAACTCCTAATTATGATATTTCCTCTCCTATTTTAACTAAAACCCTAGATGCTAATAATATATGGATGGGTGAAAAAGGAGTTAGTTCCTATGCTAATATGGGTAAATTGGATGTTTATTATGATGAGGATGATGATAAATGGAAAGTGAGTGGAATAATAGACGTAAAATATATTTATGTCCATGTCCATGGTTCAGGGGGCAATGAATATGGTAGTATACATCCATTTCCTACTAGGGTTATATATTATTTTGAGGTTAAATACTCAGAATCTACAGATTTTACTGCTCTTTATCATATAGGTTATGAACCCCTTTATGGGTATAGTGTTCATCCAAGAGTCTTTGTATTTCCTAAACTTCCTATAGCAATAAGGGTTTATGTTGGTTATGTAACTGACCCAGGAGCATCTGTTCAATATTTCTCTTCAGAATTAGCTATAACTACAAATAATCAAATTCTTACTTTTATATTTCCATAATTTTACATTGATTATTAATAAGATAGGTGTAATAGAGGTAGTTTAATTGTTATGCAATTCCTTCCATATTTTTACTATAATATCCCCATGACAAGCCAAAGGTTTACAATAACATCCTAATTTGGCGTTCTGAGGGAGTTTTTTTATGGCTTCTATTACCGCACTACCTTGTCCAATAAGGTATTTATCAAGCTCTAATCTAATATATCTTTCATATTTATCTATAGCCATTTGTCTATTACAATACAGACCCATAGCAAAAGGATTACCAAATATACTAGGTCTACCTATATATACAGTATGTTTAGCTTTTCTTAAATTAACTACTTTCATTTTATTTCTCCTTTTCTACAATAAAAGTTAATTTACTTCTTTCAATATCCGCAGGGCTTACTCTTATAAATTTATCGCTTAATATAATGCCAAATTTAGCATAAACACTATTAACCATTTGAGAGCAATTATAACTCTTTCCTAATTTATTTTTAAATCTAAAAATAGATAGTATGCTATATCGCTTACCTGTTAATTTACGAGCGTATTTAATTATTTTTAAAGCAGTTTTTCTACCTACTCCTGTAACTCTTATAATTTTATGAGGAATTTTATCATAAGCTGATAATCTTCTATAACGAACTCCCCAAAAATCAGTATCTACTAATATATTATTGCCTACATATAAACATATATGGTTATATTTAGATTTTGTAACTTTTCTTATTAATAAACCTAATAATCCATAATTTCTTACTAAAAGCATATCCCCTAATTGAATTTTCATTTTACTCTCTTTTTTAATTGTTTTTTATACTTTTTAAGCTTTATTTTTATTCTTTTTATAGTATTTTTCCAATTTTCAATTTTTTTTCTATTAACATTAATATAATCATAACATTCTTTCATTTTATTTTTTAATATTAAAATATCATCTTTTATTTGTTGAATTTTATTTCTTCCCATTACATACCCCCAATTTTTTATTATAATATTCCTAATTTTTCTAAATCTTTCTGCATTAATACTTTTATTCTTTCTTTAGTATAAATCTTTTTAAATAATTCAAATTTTATTTTCGCATCGTCTCTCCACCAACCCTTAATTTCAATCCACAAATCCCATTCAGGAATATAGAAATCAGGTGTATAAGTGCTATTTCCTAAATCAAAAGCATTAGACTCATATAAATAATTAATACCCGATAAATCTAGGAATTTAGCAAATTTAACTTCCCATGTAGACCTCATATAAATATTTTTATAATAAGCTCCTTTGCCATGTTTGGCTATTTTACCAAAACAGGGGCTATTTTTACCTTTAAATCTACCCATTCTAGCTTTGCTTAATTTTTTTCTATGGGCTTGAGTAAATTTCCTGCCTTTCATAGGATGATTACGATTTTTCCATCTAATTTTACTATAACATTTTAAACATCCACCATGCCCATATAAAGCAGAATTTATACTAATTCTTTTTCCACATTTACAATAATATTTTTTTAAACATCTACCATCTATATAAGATGGGCTATTTTTTCCTTTGTAAAGCCCTAATTTATATTTAATTTTATTTCTTTTAGAAACATCGGATCTTTTTCTTCCTTTATTTATACCTTTCATAACTTCTGATTTAGTTCTTCTTGGAATGTTAAATTTAATTAATCTAGTTCTAATAAAAGTATAGCTAAAATTTAGCTTGTTAGCTATTTCTTTTATAGTTTTTTTATTAATTAAATATTCCTTTAATAAATATTTTTTAGTTAATAGTTTCTTCTTCATTTTATTTTTTTTAATTTTTGTATAATGTTATATCGCAAATCTTGTTGACAATAAATTGTATTATCTAACAGTTTATACATGTGTGAATATGACAACTTTGGCAAGACATTTATGTTACTATTTAAACTAACATTATAGATTTTTACTTGTTTTTCATTTAAATAATTACTAAAATCTTTATCTGCTCTATTTTTGGTGCAATAATAGTTTATACGCCCGATACCTCTATGGGTTCTCTGTTCATTTCCTTGATAATAATGTGTTTTAAATTTCTTATTACTATCTTTTTCGTTCCCTATATTGCCATAATCAAATCCTAATAAATATATAGTTCCTACATCTAAAAGATATATTCCTAATGATAATGAAAAAAGACCGCAAAGACTTGATTTAAACACTCCATTTTTTAAATTTCTATTATAAGTAGCTCCTGCATTAAGCATTATAGTGTTAGGTAAAATTTTCATAGAATGTTGTTTACCTATTATTAAAGGTAATTTTTGAAATAATTCTTTTTTACTTTCAGCTTTATAATAATTTTGGTCTACATAAGTAGATAAAGTAGCTGTAGGGAAATCATTATAGGCATAATTACATGAAATAACAAACTTGTTACTAAGCTTATCCCATAGACCCATAGAGATGCCTTCTTTAACACTATCACCACCACCTATTATAATAAGTTCGTTTGGTTGTATCATTCTTGTTCTCTCCTTACCGCTTCTTCTATAATTTCTAAATAACTCATTCCTTTAGGTGGGTTAGGAACATTATTAGGGTCTTTTTTAAAAGCATTAGATAGAAACTTTTTAGATTTCTTTTTCATTATTTTTAAATATGTAAAACCATCACCTTTACTCATAATTCCTCCAATCGTTGTTTAATTTCTTTTCTTAATTCATTTTGATTACCAAACACTTTATCTAATTTCTTAAAGAATGTTTGGTAATTGATTTTAGAAAAAACTTCAATTTTACTATCAGGAGAAACATTCCAAATCTTTATTTTACTATCTTTAAATTGATTAAAATCTCGATTGGCATGTTCCGAAGTATAATATTTAGTTTTACCAATCCCTCTATGACTTATTGCTCCTTGATAAAAATGAGTATGATGATTAATTGCTTTATAATCGAATCCTAATAAAAATATTTCTTTTGGTTCTAATAATAACCCTACATGTAATGCTAATATACCACTTAATGCAAAATTCTTATTAATTAAGTGAGTATTGGTGAGCCAACGAGAAGGATGTGGGCGATTACAAGTTACTATTAAAGGTAATTTAGAAAGCTCAATTCTATTTT